TCAATTTCAGAGTCATAATTTAACGCCTCAAATCTCTCATGTTTTTCCCCTCGCCCCTCTCCTTCCCCTGCCTCTTCCTTCCTTTCCCCCATACCCCCTATCCTACCTTTCCCCTCTACCTCCTCCTTTTCCCTAGTAGCTTCGACCATTTCGGGAACTGACTTGTACCTCCTCCCGCTTGATTGCAAGTCGGTTTGCTCCATTTTGACATATCGAGCGTACTCGGCATCTAGCTCGTCCTGCGTCTTGGATGGGGTTTCTTGGCACTTGTCATCCTCTCCTTGATAGGAGACAGCAGTCAGTGCCTTTTCTTCCCAAGGAATCAAGATTTCAGTAACCGTGCCAGAAGCATATGTGACCTTAATCTGGATATTCATTTCGATACTCCTTCCACAGCAGCAGCGTTACGGGGACGGTGACGAGGGGCTTTATCTCTAGAAAGACGCTTCATGTTGAGCCTTATAAAAGCAATTTTTGGCGTATAACCACACTTGAGCAATGCGTCATACAAGTCATGTACGTCAGCGGTAACGGTGACACGTTGGCTTATAACATCGTCAAAGTGATGCCATCTCTCATGCTGCGATTTAAGACCAAAAAAGTCCCACCAAATGATGTTGATGACTTGATTGCGAATACTTTCGTCAATCTGATTTGTTAACCTTACCGACTCCTCTGGGGTAACAGATTTAAGGCGAAGTATGTCTTCCCTATCTTGTTTTTCGTTTGGGTTTTTGTTCACGTTTTTTGTTTATTTTATATTAAGTGCGCGTTGTCGAGACGCGCCCCTCGGCTGTGTTTCATGCAGCCCAACATCGGCCAGTTACAGGATCTCCCTGCACACCATGCAGCAAATCATTTCAGACAATCCATGCCTTCACGGAGCAGTTTGAAAAACAACTCTGGTGACATAGTAACCCGCCAAGGTTTGCGATCACGTTTGTGCGCCACGACCCAATCTTTCTTGTCACCAGCATCCCGTGATGCCTGAGCGATTGCAGTCTCTATGTTTAACGATTGCACGCACTTAACTTCAAAGTGAATGCCAGACAACTCTTCACAGATGACATCAGGACTATCTGTGCCACCTGCAAATTGCTGCCCCCTTCTAGCAGTGAACCCAGCTTCGCGGAGTTCATCACGCCAGAGACGTTCACCTCTTGCTCCTTTTTGGCGTTGGTTCATCGCTCGTAATGCACAATAGTCCAGAGACACAAAAGTGTCACAGATAGGACTAAAATCCATTCAGTGTTACCAGCCATGTTCCGTTTCGAATTCGTCCGATTCAACAGACTTGCCCTTCTTCTTTGGCTTTTCTTCCAGACGAATCTCGTCCTGTACTTCAACAGACTCGGGACGGGACTGCTCTAGCGGGAATGACTTGGCTAACCCCTGCTTATCAGCAGAGATAAACAAGGACGCCACAACCGCTTGGAAGTGATCGGTAGACAAACCACCCTCAATTTGACTTGTGATCCATTTGCCTGCTTTGACGCACTCTACATATAGTTGCGCGGATTGAAAGATTATGCGCTTGGCGTCCTTCACGGTTCCTTTAGAAGCAGCAATCTGCGCGTTTACTTTGACGGCATCTTTGTACTGCTCCACAGCATCACCAGCCTGGTCAATGATCGCGGCCTTATCGGACACATCCAGCTCGTTCTTGCCAGAGTGACTATTAGCCTTGACCTTTAAGCCCTGCAAGCCTTTGGAGCCTGCTTGTGACTTGATCGTGATGGTCTGGCCCACAACGGCCTGCATATCGTCATTTGTCCAAAAAGAGGCTCTGGTCTCGCCAGTAGCATCCTTGAGGATACAAGCTTGTACCCTCCATGGGCCGTACTTGCCTTCGCCAGTCTTGGGTGGGAATGCAGCTTTAACCTGCACTGTCATCTCGCCAATCACAGAACCGTCTGCTAGGTTCTCAATGTCCTGAATTTTAGCAACTTTCATTTGTATTGTGTTTTTGTGTTAGAACAGAGCGCAGCAACATGCTGCCCTGTGCTAATCCAAGCAAAGGGAGTTTTGGATTTTCTGTCAAGAGTAGCCGTATTATTTTTTACGGCGAGCAGCAGCTTCTTTCTTAGCCGCTTCTTTTTGAACAGAATACGCAATAGCAACAGCCTGCTTTTGTGGCTTGCCTGCACCTAGTTCGGCCTTGAGGTTGTAGGTAAAAGCCTTGTCGGAGGAAGAGTGTTTGAGTGGCATACAAGTTCTTTAATTAGTTTGTTTTCTTCCTCCCTGATAGGAGGTTTGTCCTGCGGTATATTCATCTCCAACTTCTTCGGCAACTGCAATTCCTGCACCATTAAATCCTTTTTCTGCCTCAAGGTTATCCCATTTATTTTTATCAACCACAATCACAGGAACTTCCTTGAAGCCTAACTCTTTAAAAGCCATCATTCTATGATGTCCATCTTCAACTTGCATTTTTCCAGTATTGGTAACTGAAACAATTGGTTTTGGTTGTTCGCTCCAATCAATTTCAGCAAAATCATTTCCATATGCTTGTTTTATAGCATCAATTTTACCTCTTTCTTGATGTTTTTCCTTAAATGGAACAGCGGAAATATCAATTATTTCAATTGTGCTTGGCTGAAAGCGCATTTGCTTTTCTGTATTCTTAAGCGTCAATTTATTTAGCGCAAGTTTAGCCTCTTCGGCACTTTTGTAAACACCGTGAAGCGAGCCATCTGGGCGGTATAGCTTTTGAGATCTGCCATCCTTGCTGACCATACGCCATCCGGTACGTTTGTCCGTAGCCACAGATCCGTTTCCTAACGACTCTACAAGCACATCAGCAGGCTGAAAGTTAGCCTCCATGCTATTGTACGCCTTGTATTTGTATGGGACTTTAAATTGCTCACCTTGTGGTGCTGGTTTAATGGCTTCCATACGGTCTAAGCGACCATCAGAGATGGTGCTTGTACCACCAGGTCTACGCACCTCTTCACGGCCAGGAATAGCCTTACGCATTTCCGCTTCAGCTTGCCGCGCTGAACCAATGTCCCAAGGAGGATTGTTTTCAAATTGAATGCCTTTAGCAGGAGCAATGTCACGCACAAGGTAAAGCATGTCTCGGAACTGTGCGCCGCGCTTTTCATCGCCTTTAAAGTACATGTCTCCAAACAACTTTGCAGTTGGCACTTTGGAAGCACCTTTATTTAAGTTGGCAACATATGCACCCAAAGCTTGCTGCATCTTGGCATGGCTTAAGCCAAGACTTCTTGCGGTATAACCCAAATCCTTAGTGCGCTTAATGTAAGCAGGATTATTAAGATACGCATTTAAGTTGTCGCGCATTTGATCGAGGTCAAGCCAACGCACACGCAAACCAGAGTCAGGCAACTTCTCGATTCCCCAAGGCACCACAAGTCGGTCTGTGACGTGATACCAGTCAACGACTTGCCCCTTCTCATTTAGGATCTCATGGTAACCACTCCAGCGCATCGGCGTGCCATCGTTCAAGCTTTTAGCAAGCAGATCAAGCGATTCGCCCTTGCCAGCAAATGGCTGCACACCATCTGGAGTAGTATACGCTTTAAGTTCTTGAAGCATCTCGGCAGATAGATGCGAAACATGCACAATAGATTGACCAATCTGCTTTTCTTTTTCCTTAAACCGATTAGGAGTTAGCTTGTCAGTAACGTCTTGAGTTGAAAGAATTCGTTCTCCAAAGATTTTTCTAAATTCAATATCTGATGCATTATGAATCTTTTGACGTTCTTTTAAGTTCTTGCCGTATTCATCAGCAAAGCCAAGTGCCTGCACAGCTTCTAACTTACGAGCGTCAGGAATAGCCCTTAAAAGCGTTGGTGTCTGGGTAACCTTGGAAGCATCTTCTACTGATTTAATTGGAGTCTGTGATACAATCTCAGCCTCTATTGTAGGCGGAGTAAATTTAATCAGAGTATCATTTGGAACCAATGGAGACTGCACTGGCGTAGGAGCAGCAGTTGGCTTTTCCTTTGGCTTGGTTGTTGGCAATGACTCCTTAACAGCAGTAGGCAGATCACGAGTTGCCACCTCTACAACAGCAGCAGGAGCTTTTGTTGGCGTAACCTTGGCAGGCTTTGTTGGTTTAGGTTTGGCTCCAGGCTTATAGTACGGATTAGGAGCCTCAATCATTCCAGCACCACCAGCATCAATGAATATTGTAGGGTTGTTGCTGCCACCTTCACGCCGAGTGCGCTCCATTTCATCCAACACTTTTTGCACAAGTCGAGTGCGCGTTGGTGCATCAACCACATCAACAGATCGAGTAACAGCAGTGTCAGCAATCTCTAACAACTTGCCAGTGGTCATTGGTGGCCCAGATGGTATTGTAGTACCTGCCATCCGTTCTTCAGCAGCAGTGTATCGATCCGATGGCACAGGAGCGCGAATGCCCTGTACAACACGCCTACCTTCTACATCAATAACCGTTTCAGGTGGTGCGCCAATTACTCCAGTTGCAGATGTGGGTTTTGGAATTTGTGCAACTGGCTTAAATCCTTCTGGCGGACGATTTGTGGAGTTACGATGCTCATCCAGAAACTTAGACGCTAAAGCATCCCATTCAGGAATAACGATTCGTTTGCCATCCCGATAAAAGTGACCAGTGATTGGATCAACGACTCCACCATGCGCTCTGGCTTGTTCTGTTCCAAGTTCACGAAACAAGTTATCTGTGACATTTCTAAATGCAGACTCCCACACGTTAGGAACCTTGTCTTTTAAGAAAACGTCAGGATGTTTGTTTTGTGCCCAGTTTTCAAAGTAGTACGCGCCAAACTCTTCAGTCGCACGCGCCAGCATTGCCGCTCTGTCAGCAGGTGCAATATTGCGATCATCAAGTGCCCTAAGAGTTGTATCTATAAATGTTTGACCTTCAGGAGCCTTGCGTCCGTATGTTTTTACAAACGAACGAAACTGTGCGCCTTGCTCGCTAGCCGCAAAAGCATCTGGATCAAATTTGGTAATATCACCAAACAACTGCTCGCGCATCTGCTTGGCAAATTCATCACCCACTAAAGCATGAAATACTTCGTGAGAAGCAGTGGATGCCTTCATGCGATCTACGTTAAGTAGAATCGTAGGATTACCATCAGCACCAGTAAAAATGGTTACGCCATTGTACTTAGTGCCGTGATGATCTGGCATGGAAAAACCATCATCATGGAAGACAACTTTTGCCCCAGACTCTTCAGCAATTTTAGTAAGCGATAAAATGCGAGACAATTCTTTACCAGAAAATCGCTCAACAGCTTTAGCCCTAGCTGCCTTGTCATTAATTTCGACTGGAATGAAAGAATCCGATACACCAACAACATCTCCATTTCGATCAAACACTTCAGTCTGCTTTAGAAAATCAACTGTAGTCGTATTGGGACGTTCGTTGTAGTCACGTGCAAAGTCCTTCAGAACACGTTGCTTGTATGCCTCTCCGGTGATTTGTGATTTTGCCCCAGCCACCGTACCAGCAACGGCACCAAATCCAGCACCTCCACCGGCAGCTTCAGCAGCACCCTCCAGTGTACCTTCCATTCCATAACCAATTGCTCCACCAATAATAGATCCAGCAATTGCACCTTGAGCGGCCCCTTTAAGTGTTTCGCCAATTGGAATTCCATACTTTGATATTGCTTCAGCTACTTTCCTACGTCCGTAGGTTGAGCCTTGAGATGCGACGCTTTCCAAAGCAGAAACCTGCCCACCTCCACGCTGAGCTGCAATATCAGCAGCTTCTTTAGCAATTCCAGAAAAGAATTCAGCAGACTTGGCAAAGCCTTCTCCGAGCCTGGCAGTTGCAGAAATAGCCAGTGGAGCCAATCCGCCAGCAGATCCAAGAGCAGCATTTAACAGCACATACGTTCCTGCTGTACGCTCAAGATTACCCATCCAGTTTCCAGCTTTTTTAGCTGTGTTTATAACATCTTGTGTATGCTGAGTAGCTTCCTCAAGCAGTTGCTGTGCTTTAGCTGGATTAGTATCAATAAGTTTTCCCGCCTCTTCTCTTGCTCCTGCAAGTACTGCATCAGTATAAGCCTGCGCTCCACGTTGCCAATCTGCAAGGTAGCTAGTAGCTCTAGAAGCAGTTTCTGTAGCGCCAAACACAGCCTTAGCCATGCCTGCCGTTTTAGCTTCTGCTGCCATCTGCTTGCTAGTTTGCTCAAGCAATTCAGCTCCTGTCATGCCAGCCCTAGCTGCACCACCAACAAGTTTGGATGCTGCCATTCCCACAGCAAATCCATCAAGAACATAACTGGCACCTTTTGCAACCTTAGGATCTACGCCACCAAAATCTTTAAACTCACGAATCATTGGCATTTCGCCAGATTCAGCCATCTTCATGGCAGATTGCATATCCCTAGCATTAAGAAACTGTTCGTAGCGTTCTTGAGGAGTTCCTGCGCCTGTGATAAACGACTTTAGTTTAAATAGAGGACTCTGTGTGTTTTCGGAGTAAGCCAGCATTGCAGGATATGCCATGCCTTGAGCGGAACCTTCAATGAGTGAATTAACGATTTTTTGAAATTCACCATTAGCAGCAAGCTTACTTCCCGCCACTATGGCACCACCAATGTCATCGACCAGCATGTGCTTCAGCCCTTTGCCAAAAGCCGATACAGCATCAAATCCTTTCTCGACAATGCCGCGTTGATCATCTTTTCCTAATTCAGCTTGATATGCCTCAAGCTTTAAGAAGTCTTGATACGATGGCCGATAGTCAATTGCGTTGTAGCTTTGAGTATCTTTGAAAACATCCTCTCCGTTGCGCGGATACAAGCTATCAATGTCAGCTTTAATCTGCTCGTCAGTAGCATCATCTGGATACTCCAGCGTTGCATCACGATTAGGAATATAGATTTGCTGTGGCATATTAAGGCGTGTCGATAAACTTGCCACCAGGCCCAATAATCCTAGATCTGGTTTTTCTTGCTTCTGGTGCCGTTGCTGATTGCACTTGTGGATTTTCTCTTGTTATGCGAGAGATTGGAGATATTGGAGTGCCATATCTTTGATCAACTTTTCCAGCATATGGCTTTTGCAAATCTGGCCCTAAAAAGTTTTGAGCAGTCTCAGGACTAGATTGAAGTGCAATCTTGTTAAATGACAAATTGCTTTGGCTTTGTAAAGTGTGCATTACATCAACAAGCGTCTTTTTATAAACAGCTAATTGATCTGGAGTATTTTCAAACATGCTCTTTCCTTGCCTTAGAAAATTACTAAAATTAACCCATTGTCCTGTTGTGCCCCCCATTAATCGATCTCCTTCTCTTTCAGCAATAGCATCTGAAGTTCCCATGATACCATTGACTGTTTTAAGCCATGGGCCAGATAGTTCTCGAATTATATTTGCTGCATGATTTTCTGGTGAAACTCCTTTTGGAATAGGAGCATCAATTGCTTTTAATTGAGATGAAATGGCATCTGCAATAGAAGATCTTTTTGTATTATCGTTTAACAATTCTTTTCCAAGAGCCTCAACGTGTGGACTTACTTTTGAAAACTCTTCAGTTCTAAGATTTTTTGCAGCTAATGCAGCTTCCATTTCTGATGTTAAAGATTTGCGAAAATCTTCTCTTTCATTGTGTGGCAACAATCTAGCAATCTCATTTATTTTTGAAATAGATTGAGCTTTTAAATTTAATCCTTCCTGTTTTTTTTGATTATAAACATCTTCAGGAAATTGAAACTGAGTTTGTGATTTAACAGGTTGCGATAATTGTGATACTATTTGAACTTTAGCAGGAACATAACCCTGTGCCTGAGCGGCCCGTTCCTCGGGAATTAATGCCGCAAGAGTTTCTTGACTTAACTGCTCTGGTGCCTGCCCAGACTGTTGCCATCCTTCTGGTATTGCATGTGCCCGAACATCAACTGGACGTGTTGAAGAAAATTCAAGAGCAGGCTGTGGTGGCGTTGGCGCAGAAATGTTTCCATAAACATCAAGTTGATATTGTGGCGCAACATTCTCACGATTTCTCCAATCAAAATTAGCAGCATCGCGCCAATCTGATTTTAACTTTTCAAATAATCCTGGGCTGTAATTTACCGATGGGTTTGAAGCATCCACTCTTTCTTGAGATGCCAATATATCGGCATTCTTTTGACGCTGCAACTCGCGCCTTAATTGATCTTCACTGGGATTTCCATAAAGGTTTCTTTTTGCATCTTGAAGATATGTTTCCATATCAATATATCCATTGGCAATTTTATCAAAAATAGAACTTTTGGCATTTTTAGCCTCAGATTCAAGTTGTGCGTAATAATCGTCAAGTGCGCTCATATTTATTTATTCCACAAATTTCTGAGATCTGCCATTCCAGATTTAAATGCTTCTAATGTTGCTGGAGCATTTTCTCTTAGCCTTTTAAGTTCTGCTGCTTTTTCGTAATCAAGCAAAGCTTGAGCAGGAGCAGTTATGTTCAATGGATTTCCTTCAATCTGCATTTTAGCACGTTCACCAGCTTGCTGCTCTCCGTATATTGTTCTCCAATTTGAAGCAGTAATTTGATCTGATGTTTGATTTTGTTGCAACGTCATTGGAATAAACGTGGAAAACAAATTGTGCTTTGCTTTTGTTCCAAGATTGTCGGCTTGCATTAAAAACTGTTGAGCGGTATCAGCATTTAAACCAAGAGCTTTTTGAGCAACAGGATTCTTGATTAAGTTCTCGTAAGCCTTGTTGGTCTGCTGCATCTCCTTATGCTTGGCATAAGCATCTGCAACGCTAGCAATACCCGCTCCAATACCTTTAGCTATGCCTTCGTAGCCAGCAAGCGTACTGTTGGCAATACTTGCTCCAACTTGAGGCCAACCTTGGCCCATCTGAGCCATAGCTATTGGTGCCTGCCCTCCAAACATTTGTTCTGGTTTCATAATTAAAATCTAAATGCGCTTAATGCACCACCAAGAATTGAGCCAAACATGCTGCGACTTCCTGCATTCTGTGCTGCTTGTGCCTGCTGTTGTGCCCCAGCATAGCCCATTTGAGCGTTGTACGCACCATAGATCGATCCCATGCCTGTCTGAGACTCTGGGTTGAAATACTGTGGCCCAGCCTGCTGTTGAGCCATTAGTGAGGTCTGCGCTGTATTGCCAGCAAAATTTTGGGCATACATGGGCTGCTGGTAGAACGAGGTTAGTGCAGCACCAGATTGTCCGCCAAGGTGTGATGCAATTCCGCTCATCTGCTGCAAGCCTTGTGCTTGACGTTGCTGCTGAAATTGATAGCGGTTTAAGATGTTAGAAAGATTAGCCTGTTGACCAAGCGCAGTGCCACGGCCCGCAAAGCGCGATAGGCTTGCTTGGTCAACCGATCTTTGCTGTTCGGGCGTAAGCTTGAAATCGTTCTGCATCTGCTTTGCAAGATTTCCCTCGGCGTAATCCTGCAATGCTTTGTTAATTCCATAAGTGCCCTGAGCCTGCTGAAAGGCTTGTATGTAACCAGGCGCACGCTGTTGTAATCCTTGAAGCTGATTTGCTTGCGTTTGTCTGGTGTACGCATTTTCAAGATCAGACATTCCAGGCTGCAACTGCTGATACGTTGCAAGTTGCGACTTAGCCTGTTGCGCTTGTATTTGGTTCTGGAGATCTTGATATTTGGGCTGATACTCGGCCTCCTTCTGATACATCTGAGGAGCAAGATCGATCTGTGCTTGTAGCACATTACGCATCGACTCTCCGTACTGTGGAGCGGCGGGAGCAGCAGGAGCAGATTGCTGCGGTGGGTTAAAAATACTAGATAGCCAGCTCATAATTTAGTTTCCGATAAAGTTAGCCATCACGATGATGGTCTGCCCAGTTGTCTCAAGCGGTTGTCCAAATGTTACCTGAAGTCTTGTAGAATCAACAGCATCACTCCATGGATATGCGGTAGGTTTTCCAAATGAAACTGGAACAGCAACAGTGTCTTTTTGAACTGAAGATATGCCGTTCATGTTGTAGTAAATATTGGAAAAAGGTTGCAAGAAACTTACCGCAAAGATAGCACCACCAGATCCAGCAGTTACTAAATTAACTGCACTTACATTATTTTGATTTCTAATTATAATAGAATTTCCATTGTAATTATACTCAAAATAAACAAATGCACGAACAGGCTGAATATCAATGACACTCTGTACGGTTACCTTCTTTAGTGAATTGTTTTTAGATACCAAAAGAAGATCAGTTCCACTTGCCAGTCCAGATGCCTGATCCGTAATTGCCCCAGACAAAAGAATAGCACCATCGACATGGGCGTTTAAATTGTCGCCCGTGACGACCATTCCAGTAGAAAAGGTAACTCCTTTTTGTATCTGCGACATATTATTCCTCGGAAATCATGTTTCTGTTAGCAACGATGGCATAGATCACAGCAGTTTTCAATGCTGGTCTTCCTGTGATGAATTGCACTTCAGAATCCATGCACGCGCCTCTAAGGCCAATTCTTGGGCGTAATGTTGAATCTGCGGCGCTTGATCCAGTAAACTCGTATTCCATAATAAAGTCAGCAATGTCAGGATCATGTGTTCTTATTAGGATTTTGATAAAGTCACCAGCTATGTTGTTGAACTGATATTCAGCACGGGAAAACCGCTTTTCATTGACGTTGTCAAAGGTGTACTGCCTAGACCGTATCCTCGCGTCAATCGGGATTGTCTGAAGTGTGTCTGGAGTCAGCGTTGCTGGTAATACAAAATCAAGCACAGGATTGCCAAACAATGGCGAAAATTCGTCACCACCTTCCGATTCTTCCGTTAAAAAGATGCCACCATACGAGGATGTCCCCGTGAACCTAGTCAGTATAAACAGCCGTCTTTTTTGCTGATACTGACACACGGCATAGTTGTCAATGTACAGACCATCTGGATAGGTGTCTATCGTTTCCCATGCTTGATTTAGCGTGTTGTACACGATAATCGCGTTTGGCCGTGCGCTTCCATTGATCGGAAGTGCCATAAAGAATCTGTTGTCGTAGTAACTCGACACAGTTTTGCCAGCAGCATTGAAGTTTACAGAATCAAAAAAGTCATCAATTGGCTCACTAAGCGGAAGCGTGTTGCCAATGAGTTTAAGGTCAAGAGCTGGAGTAAGCATGTTTACTCCCTTGCCAGACATGAAGAATATGAACTGTCCAGCACTTGCAATGCTTTTCCTAGACAAGCAACCCACTTGAGTGGTTACTACCGTCACTTGGCTTTGGTCTGGAGCAGTAGGATCAAATCGTGGATCAAGGTATGCAACGTAGATAGACTTCTGCATGAAAACCACAAACTGGTTTTCGATCCAAGGCAGCACGCCAACAATAGTGTCATTACCGCCTTGGTTGATAATAAAGTTATTTAACGTAAAATCAAATACGTCAGATAATATATCGCTAACTACAATTTCTGTTCTTGATACCTTGCAAACAAGTCGATTCTGGAAATAGAAACCAAAGTCAGCAGGAGGTACAGATCCAGTACCAGCATCGTCTACACCTTCAGTAGTTTGACTGTTTCCGAGTATGGAAGACTGCTTTGCTAGCGTAACTAAATTTGTCTCAGAGTCCCAAATCAACGGTGGCTTTACCTTAACGCAACAAGAACTTACAGTTTGAGCAGGTATAGTTGCGCTGGTTGTATTCTTGAAGCTAAACGTGAATCCGCTAGAACTTGCTGATCCAATAATATAGCTATTATTGACAACTTTTGCGCCAGTTGTGTTGATGTTAAAAATGGTTACCTCATCACCATTGGCATACCCAGTTAAGACATTTCCATTAACTGTTGTTGCTGTGACTGTCTTAGTTTCACCAACTTGAACCTCTGGAATGTCTAAACTTAATCCAGCAGTTTCCGAGGTGATTCCAGTGCCAATCCGAGGATTTGTTTCCTCCCCTCTCCAGACGTAAAGACGACCAAGTGCTTGAGTCACCTCTGCAACATCATCAACCTCAATAATACGACCAGCAGGAAAGAAGTATTCTGCCGTTGCTGCCGTGGAAGTGTTGTAGAAATAAAGGAAGTCTTTAAAAATTAAGACAATATTATCATCTCCATTTTTATCCACAAACACACCAGATCCAACCATGATCTCAGACAACAAGGTGTCATCCGTGAGCCGCTTTGTGCCCTTACGAGGCTGCGCTGTGCCTCGTTGCAACCTTACATTTCTAGAAGCTTGTGCATACCCTGGCTGTAGATTTGACGGGTCGAGACGACTGTTAAATCCAATGAAGTTGTTATCAACTTCTTGCAGCACATTCGTTGCAGCTTCAGGCTTGGGCATACTAAGATTTCATCGAACGCGGCCCTTGACGAACAAAAGTAGTGGTCATTACTGGCTCTTGTTGTTGTTCGCTGTCTTCAGCGGAATTATCAACAATCATACGGTCAATCAATTTGATGGCAGATTGAAGAGTGTCACGCAGATCAAGCAGGCTTTGAGTTTCCATGCTTTCGTGTTCGGAATCCATGCTATCTTCTTCTCCGTAGCCACAATCGGAGCAACAGCCATTTGAGCCAATTGGATTGCCACAATCTGGGCAGTAATTCTTAGAAGAAACAGCTCCAAGTGAACCAAGCGCAAGCATCAATTTTTTCATAAAACAAGATCTTTCGAGAATATATACATAAACTAAAACAAATCAACAAAACTATCTAGCCCTGCGGCATGCGATAATAAGTTGTCACTATAATTTTCCCATCAGTTCTGGCAAATTTGAATTTGCGAGATTCAGCATTTTTGTCTTTGAGAATCTTGCGAATTGTTTGGTGATCACGTTCAGTTTGTTCGCAAATTTCACTCATTGAATGCCACCCTTCTCCTTCTGGAGGAAATGGAACATTAACTTCATTAACCAATTGCTGCAACCAGCTTATACTGGAAGGCGAAATGTCCCGTTCTTTGTTTCTTTTGCCAGCCATATTATTGTCTCGTTATCGCAAAATTCTCCCCAGGCAAATCCTCGTGACCAACTCGTGCTTGCCCTGCGCTGGGCGGCGTATCCGGCCTGCTTAGGATCACCCAGCCAGCCCACGCAATACCCCGTCGGGTGCGCTCTATTACGTCCCTCAGCCTGCGTAACTCGATGCAGGTGAGCCAGAATTACCTTATTGTGGCTACCCGTGCAAATCGATTCTGCGTGATCGCGCACAGCCATTTCGTTGACCATATAGCCATGACCTGCAAGCGTATCTCCAAATGAATACCAACCGTCCTGAAAATTGTAATCTATCACTTTGCATTTAATCTCTCGCGCCCGATCTTGAATTTGTTGATATACTCGACATGCTAAGGCAGAAACGATGGCTTTAGGCGACTCCATCAAATGTCGGAGTCGAGCCTCATGGTTACCGAGAAGATAAACCTGTGGGCGAAGTTGGGATAAAAATGCTAGCCCATCGTTAAGATCTCCTTCTGGATCAGCAGCTTCATCCGCGCTACCAGCAGCTCCAGTGCGAAGACATGCCAAGTCAATAGCATCACCAAGATGAATAGTAAGCTGTGGTTTAAACCGTTCTTTAAACGTCAATACTTGGCGCAATAACGCTTGATCTGCCATGTGCCCGTGAGAGCAACCAACCGCTAGGAATCTCTTCCATTTGCGAGTTATGTTCATGCGGTGGCAAATTGCTCTGCGTCTCGATTGCGATTAAGCCATCCTTGCAAAAACTTCTTTTGCGTTGGATTTTCTGCCGCAATGCTGCGGTAGCGTTGTTCCCTGCGTTCGCATAAAGCTTTAATAACTGGAGTTCCAGCTAATTTACACGCTTCAAGTGTCTTGGGGCCAAAGATGCCATCTGGCATACAGTGGACACCAAGCTTGCAAAGAGCATCTTGTAGCATTTGAATGCCGTTGCCACCGTTGACTTTAATGTCAAAAAGCAACTCCCCAACTCCAACGGGGAAATCTTCAGCATGGGAGGGAATCCAATACTCTTTGTGGTAGATCTCAACTGCCTCATCCTTGGTGAGATTTTCTACATCCACTTTAGGATGTGAGCGTTCATCAATTCCGTACTTGGTAACCCCGCCCTTGTCTGCGCTTACGTTTTCAGATACTACAAAATTCCAATCTCCGTAATGCCCACGGGCAAAAACTGCCTCATGTTTTAAGACAAAATCAACAGCCTTTAAAAACCTGTCAGAATATTTATTTAAGTTCATGCGTTGCAATTCGTTCCCAAAGCTTTAGTCGATCGTCTTCGCAATCCTGAATCTTTTTTCCCAAATCCAACAAACGTCCGTTGAGATACCACACCGCCGCACAGAGCAGCAGCATACTCAACCCCTGCTCTGACAGTTTTTCTACAAGGTGCGAAATTAGTTGATCCATAACTATTTAGGCTGTTGGTGACTCGCGCCGTAATAAAATGCAATAACTGCCGTGACAGCTCCAGTTAGTTGGCCCAGCAACATGGTCAACGTCTGGTTATCCCATAGTTTCATGTCACCAGTAAGTAACATGCAGATGATTGTTAGGAACGTGCCAACTAAAACAAAACCTAACACTGCTGGCACTGGCGATTGAGTAGCAGTCTGCATTGCCCTGGCATCCGCTCGATCCTTTACTGCTAGCTTTTCTGTCTCAATTCCAAGCTCTGCCAGCCTTTGCTTTAAAGCTGTATCGGCAGCTTGCAGTGCGGCAATCTGCTCTGGAGTGAGGCTATTGCTAGACAAAACTTTTTCTACGCTGGCTTTTGTCTTATCACTAAGACCAAGCGCAGAACCAACAGCCTCTACTGCTGCGCCACCAAGCGGCCCACCAAGTAGAGTGCCAATGGTTGGGATGATTTTGTTAAGCCATTCCATAAGTTAAGAATTTGGAAATGCAGCAGTTGGAACAACATTTGGCCTAGCAACGCCACGGGTAAAACGAAACTCGTCAATCTGACCTGTCCAATTGTTGCCTTGGGTTGCTCCTTGATAACCAATCTTTAAATCGGTTACTGCTGTAAATGCTGTAGAAAAAGATGCACTCCCCTCCTGATTTCCATCCAACCGTAGTTTTATGGTGCCAGACTCACGTACCACTTGCAAAAAATGCCAGTTTCCATCGTTTATGGAGGTGGTTGATGATATGTATGTTTCGCTTCCTCCAAAAACCGAGCAATTAAACGCTATTTTGGTGCCTGACCCACTGCCCCCAGCCCCATCACTCATGCGAATCATCCAACCTAATTTTGTAAGCGTTTGTTCGTAAAGCGATGCAATGTTACGTAGGCTTGCAGCAGATGTGGTTTTAAACCAACACTCAATGGTAAAATTCTCACCGGCACTAGGCGCAAACCTTTGGGTATCGTTGTAGCTGACGTATCCCGTACCAGTAAAATCACCACATCCGTTTCCAAACTTTGGATTTACTGGTGTGATTGTAGGCCCAGCCGAGACCGTTCCCAGCAATGGACTAGGCGATAAATCTTGAAAATACGTTGACCCTTCGCCGCCATCAAAATGCAGCAACAGTTTGACGCTGGAAAAATAAGGATCAACCACTTTGGCAACTGGTTGACTGCGTTGTAAACCGTATGTCGCAAACATGTTAGAACGTAGTTAGTGCCACCTTGCGAACTTGGTTTTGAGCCACCCAGACATACATAGCCGTCGAGTCAATGGCGACTTGTCCGAGCGCACCGAGTGACGTACTCGTCAGCGCATGAGTTGCAGCGGTTGTCAGTGGCTGGATTGACGCCATATTAATTTTGCGGAGCGCACCAACCATGGCAACGCCGACGCTAACAATTTGCGAAATTGAAACAGTATAAGTTCCCGTACCGCCAACGCCTGTTCCTAGAGCCGTGATTTGAGTGTTTGCTGTTACGCCCGTGCCGGAAATAAACATGCCCACGCGCAGGATGCCTCCCGTGACTGCTGTTACGGTCATGACTGTTGTTGCAATGGTGGCCGTAAATCCTGCCCCCTCAGATACATATTCAAGTTTTCCATCCCACTCAACGCTACCTGCTGTTGGCGTAGTGTTCAGCGGCTGCACGCTAGCTGGATTGAATCCAAAAGGACTTAAAGTCGTATTGTTTGCCGCAAATGTTTGCTTTCCAGAAAATGTGTTTCCCGCCAACGTAGCGTTTGCCGAGCGGTTAAACAATACAGCAGCACTCAAAGGTGTCTGACCTACGATAATATCTACATCTGCGGGCGTTAGCGGGTAGATTGCAAAAACTATTCCCTGCGAAACATTGCCGCGCAAAATGCTTACATAAACTGAAGACGTTGTACCAGTAAACCATGTTGGACGTTCAAACACAGGAGCCACTCCCACTGCCCCAGCAACAGTGCAAACCCACGGGCCTGTCATCAGAGTGCTGGTTTGAGAGGTAAAAACCACAATGTCCCCAATCGCAACGGGATGTAACTCCAGCGTGTAAACGCCTGTCACGCCCAGAGTAAACTGCGTAGCAGTGTTGTTATAGATCGTTAAGGCTGTAGGTGTTGCCTGCGTAGTCGTTGAGTTGGACAGACTTACCTGCGTGCTGTTTAGAATACTGACAATGGAAACCCCAGTTAAGCCAGTGGTGCCAAAGCACATGCCCGCTGCCAAGAGGCTGGTATCGCCTGCCGTTAATGTCAGCGTTGTACCTGTCCAAGTCCCAGTGTATGGGCCTGCCAGCGTGCTAGGCGACTGGTTGGCCGAGGCTCGGACGGTTACGTTGTGCAGAGGCGAGCCAAGGTTGTATAGAGCAGAATGCGGATCGGTTGCTCCAGTGCCTCCTTGCGCCACCGTGAGTGTTGCAGGTGTGAGATCGCCGCCTAATGCCCATGTGTCTGTGCCGGTCTTAATCAACGAAACAATCGCAAACCGATTAGAACTTGTGTACGCACTTGCGTTTGCTTCAAATGTAACTCCGCTAGTAGGAATAAACGTGATTTGCCCTAACCCTTGCTGGCGCACAATTACCTGCGTTCCCACTGGGAATGGCACAGAAGAGTTAAGCGGAACAGTAACAGTGGCCGGAGAAGCGCTGGTGATGGTTACTGTTGAATTTGCGTCACCTAAAGCAAGCACTACACCATCAGATTGAGTTGATGTCCCTGGAGTAATTGGAGCAGCACCAAGAGCAGTTAACGCTGCGATAGCAGTGGTAGCTCCAGTTCCGCCATTAATGATTCCAATAGGCAATGCAGGGATCTGGGCAGTTGTTGCATATGCGCCAATCTGAGCAGTGCTAATGTAAGAAGACCGCTCACTGGTAGCCATTGCGCCAATGCCACTTGGCGTGATGGCTGCTATTTGAGAGGTTGTTGCTAGTCCTTGTATCTGCAAGGTGGATGCAGCGCCAATAGAGGCTGGCGTGAGCGCAGCAAACGCCTGTGTGGTCGTATATGATCCACGCTCGCTTATTGCCATTGCACCAATGCTTGCAGGCGTAATACCAAGTACAGCCGAACTAACTGCTGCCAAATTTGTTGCGCTAGCAGCACCTAAATTTGTTAATGCGGCAGTAGATGCAGTGGCTCCCGTACCACCATTTGCAATACCAAGTGTGCCAGCAAGTGTTACAGCACCATTTGTAGCAATGCTGGGAGTTAATCCAGACAATGTAGTTACAAAAGAACTTACACCCGCTGCAGCGGCAGCAAACTGCACAAAGTTAAGTGCAGTAACGCCAAAATTAATTGGAGCAGGCGTTTGCTGTACCCAAGCAGAATTTGCTGCGGTTCCACTAAGAATTAAGACAAAGTCACCAGCCTGCACTTCATTTATACCAGATCCACTGGTATCATAATCTGCTGCGCGGGTTAAAATGTATGGCTGCGTTAATCCATCACCCTGTTGCGTGACAACATAAATACCATTCTGAAATGCGCTTGCCTGATCTTTAACCAAGATACGCTGACCAACAGATACTGTAGTTCCATCAACTTGCAGAGCAGTATTCGTGGAGCCAGTTAGAGTGGCATTAACGCCAACTCCAGCACCACCAGGCTGATTGTAAGTGGCAGATGGTGACAGCGCAGCGAGCGTTGCGTAATTACAAGCATCGTGAAAATTAATGCCCGAGCCAATTGCATCAGCGTATTCTTTATTAACAATGTCAGAAGCGCCAGATGGTACAGCTGATACCGTCCCAGACGTTAAGCTAACAGAAGTAATGTCTGAATTTGATCCAGACGCAGCCACTCCAGACAATTTGGAAATTGGAAGTGTCGGAATATCTGAACTAACAAGCGCAGCCAACGTGACGTTAGTGCCAGTGCCCTTAAGTACTTGATTGGCAGTAACTGCACCAGCAAGAGCATTAAGTGCTGCCTGTTGTGCGGTAGCTCCAGTTCCGCCAGAACCGATTGCGATGATCTGCGAAGTTGCAAATGCGCCAATAGACGCAGGCGTAATTGCAGCCAACGCAGCAGTGGTGGCATAAAGGCCACGCTCTGAGGTTGCCATGGCTCCGATACTTGCCGGAGTAATTCCAGAGATCTGACTTGTAATTAAAGCATTAGCCTGTGCCGAATTGATCAACGTCGAGATCTGAGCAGTCGTTGCAAAAGAGCTTTGCTGAGTAGTGCTAATAGCCCCAATAGAATTTGGGGTAATTCCTAGCACAGCAGAGCTTACTTCTGCCAAGTTTGTTGCGCTAGCTGCGCCTAATGATGTTAGTGCCGCTGCGGCAGTTGTTGCTCCTGTGCCACCACGGTTTACTGCAATAGTATTTCCATTCCAAGTTGCGCTTGTGATTGAACCTGGATAATCAAGAGTATTAGTACTCCAAGATACATTGGATGGAGCTTGCTCATGCCGTTCCCATGAACCTGCTGCAATGGAGTTGTTTAATAGTGCAATTGTCGAATAACCTCCAGAAGGCACGCTTGCAATAAGTGTGTTTGAATTATTATTTACACTAACTGCACCACTACTCTGGTTGTTGTTAAAGGAAAATATAGCGCCATTTTGCAAGGTGGTTGCATCTGGCAACTTGATTGTTTGGCCTCCAGATCCAGTTACAAGATAATTTGGGGCAGAAGCTACAGTTAAGACAACTGGAGTTCCAGATGCCGTGATGGCAGAAAACCCTTCAATTACAGAGTTTACTGAAATGTTCTGATTTGCATCACGAAGCACAACCGAGTTTGCTCCAGTGGATGTGATTGCACCAGTTCCCCCTTGGCTAATTCCCAAGGGAGAAGCCGTAGTAAGCGCAGTTTGCAAGCCAGCAACTATCAGCGAGCGTGAAGCGGTCTTTGTGGTAAGACCCTGATCCATCACAAAAATGTCTGCGTTGTCTACGCTGGTTGCTACTGGCAGTTCGGAAATTTTAATATCGGCCATAAATTAAGAACATTATTGCATCGCAATGCCTGACTACAATTTGGGTTATGTTTATATTTATTCTGCTGGATGTAAAGCTGAATCACAGCATCCGCTTACCCCTTGAGCATGTTGGGGCCATGCCCGTTCCCAGCGCATTTCATCTTCAAGTGATGGATGCGCGTTGATAGGACAAGCCGTATTGTCTTGCATGATTGTATGCGCTGTCTGGCAACGGCGTTTTCTGTCGCAAGCCTTGCATAGTTCAGATCTTTTGTCCAACAGCCAACGCGGAATCATGTGATTGTCAATTCCTCTATCCAAGCAAATCCGTTTACTGGATGACCTTCAGATGTCATAACGCCTGTTGCTCCAGTTTCGATTGAATTAAATATGATGCTTAATGGCAATGAATCAGGGCCAAAAGATAAGTTAAAAATATGTCTATTTGATTGATTGTCTTTGCAAAATTGACTTGTTTTTTGAATGCTTAAACTTGGTATATTTAATTTAAAACTTTGAGTTCCAGTTAACCATAATCCCCTTCTTGTATATTCATTGTTTACTGCATATGGAAATGTGTATTCCATTTCATCAGAAACAAATGCTGACACAGCAGATGAATTAGTTGGATCTATTTGTCCAATAAATCCAAGATTGTTTGAATACCTGCCATCAATTGTGTATTTTTTAATTTTGCCATATAGTGAACATTTTGCACACTGACCAGTTACTGTAGCGCGCAAAAAATTTTGATCATTTGTATAATTAAAAGCTGATGCTACGCAGTTTTTTGAGGATTTATCAACTGCTACATCAAATGCTTTAACGCACGCAAGTTCTCTTATTGAAAATTCCTGCATTTGCGATATTTCTGGATGAAGTTGATGCTCTAAAACATCATACGACCAATAATTAAAAGTCCAACTATGATTAACTGATCCATCAAGCCAACTTCCCGCTGCTCTAATAATAAAAGTAAATGAATTTACTTTGTGATTACATGGATTCATCCTATGTAAACTGTAAATCACAAACACTTGGACTTGGTTTTACGCAAGAGTTTGTAATAGTTTTTACACTATCAATTTCCTCCAAATATCCAGCAACATAATATGAATTTGTAGTGGTATTTGATGGCAGCGATTCTTGCCCAAACAAAATATCGATGCTAGAAATTGTTACGTCATTAGCAACAAAAAAACACTTAAACAATACCCATCCAACAATCCAATCATTCACAAGTCCCGTGCTTGGATTCATGCCATTTGGAAGAACTGGCGGACTGCCAATGGTTCCAGATGCCATGCGTACCTTTGTGCCATTTTCTTCTAGCGTCATTTTAAACGGGCACGTTGCTCGCTCGGCGGAAATTACACCACTGCCATTTACGGTAATGCCATCTCCAATGATCACAGAGCCTCTTGCAGAGGTTGTTGCAATCGGTATCGACAATGACCCGCTTTCATCTACAAGCGTTCCAGAACCCGCTTTTACAACGCCGACATTAGATGTAGTTGCAATTGGCAACCTGGCCTTATTTACAGTACCTGTTACAAGGTCACCAGCATCAGTTGTCTTAAACTGTACTGACGTTGTTTTTCTTGTCTCACCGTCCTGCACAAGGGGAACAAATTCACTGCCAGTTAATTGACTGGCATTAATTAGTTCTGAAATTGGAACTTGATTAAACATAACTAACTTATTGTTAATTTATTACCAAGCTCATCTGTAATAAATAAACCAAGTTCACTAAGAATTCTACTGTTTCCAATTGGTGGTATTCCACCAGTATTAAGTTTTGTAAACTTAAAGGTCTGCGAACCATCGGCATGAACTTGCACGCGAGCAAAGTTCTTAGAGAACGGTAAGTTCGTGTTTACGTTACGCTTTCTTATGAATTTGGTAACCATATTAGTAGGTATACACCATGTTCATGCGTTGCACTTGGCCTTGTTGTCTAATCAACACATCAATCTGCTGCTGTAGGGCCATTTCTGCTGATCCATCAAGCATGTTTGCTTCTTCTGCTCGACCTTCAGAGCGCATAAAATCAGCAGAGATACCGTTGATCAAGTAGTCCTTAAAACGATACGGAATAGAAATCATTTTCCAAAACTGACTGTCTTCTGCTGGTGCATGTGCGCCAGCAACTGGAACAGTTTGCCTAGCAATAAAAAAGTTTCCGCGAGATGGCAATTGTTTTTGAGTTGGATTGTAGGCACTGCTTGCCTGACCAGTATCGTAATACACTATAGACCCAGTTGAATACTGAAGGTATTGATCATACTTAACTCCAGTAAATCTTGGGCAAGTAGTGCGATACTTAATGTGCTTGCGTCCGTTTGTAAGAAACCGCAAGTACGAGTATTCTTCCTGAATGATGCCACCTTCAAATCCAGTATCATTCCTGTCATTGAAGTCTTCAACCAGAAACGATTCGTTTCTAAACCGCGTGCTGTTTCTGTGATCGCCGCTAAAAGCTTCTAGTCCTTGAAGTGCATCAGACTCAAGCTGAACAAGAAGGTTTAGATTAGAATTAAATACGACCTTTGTGGTAAAGTCAGAGTTTGGCCCCTTGTATGTGTAGGGATACTCAACAGTTCCAGGCACAAGAGACAAGATCTCAATTGTATTTATGAACGGCCCACGTTCACCCTCAAGCGTGGTGTAATTAAACGTATAATTCTTGTCTGTAATAGGAACTCTTGTCCCATCATCCTTTAGTATGTAAAAAGGATTGTTAAAGCTTACATACGTTTGCTCAATTGCATCACGCTTGTATGCATTATCCGTAAAATCAATCAAATAAATACGCTGAAAATCAATATCAAGATTTAACCGTATCAGCATGGAATTACCACCTTGCGGATCAGTAACAATCTGCTCATTAGTAATTTCGGTGATGATTGGATCTGAGTTTTCCGTAATCAGCACTCTGGAAATGAAGTCGATAGACTTAATTGGGTTTCCAGTAAACGTGTTAATTCTACGCTCGGAGTCAGGCCATTCTTCCCTGTCCCAAATAGAACTGATGCGCCTACCGCAAAAGTCTCTGATAGTACCAAAAGACTTGTCATTCAGTGAAGGACGATCAAGGCCGATCAACTGACACACTTGACCTAAAATATCACTAAATGGAACAGTTTTCATGCGTTACTTACCAGGAGTCCAACCAACAGAGATTTCTTTGGTTCCACCACTATTGACTTTAAGTTCTGGATTGTCACGAAGAAACTCGTCCATAAACGCTTGATCGTTCCAGCAGCCATAACCAAGTTTTTGTCCCCAGAAGTGGAACGCAGTCATTGGGATTCTAGCTTTAAGCTGCCCTAGCCCTTCAATTGACTTGTGGCGTTGCTTGTTGATCTCTCCAATCCGTTTAGCCTCAATCTCAGCCTGAACCCTGTTTTGGTTCCAGCCTACACGAAGTTCTTTGTCTAGTTGATCAGCAAGTTTAGCGTCTAGTTCCATAAAAGTGGTTGCGGGGGCAGGAATCGAACCTGCAACATGTTGCTTATTAGACAACTGATCTACCGCCTCGGCACCCCGCGATTAAAAAATTGTGCTGTCTCTCCACGCTGTCACGCCTTATGTCGCAGCAGGGGCGTTCCCGTTTATTGCCACAGCGTCCTTTGTCGCATTTAAGACAATGACTTCTATGTCTACCCACATTGTGTACGCAATAAAATTTTGCTGTCTCTCCAGCCTGTCACACCACTTTGGTATCAACTGGTGCATGCACCAATCAACACTCGCAGGTGTCGCGGAAGTGAACTAAGCAGCAGAGCTGTAGTCAAACTTGCCAAGACCCAATGGGTTCCCGACAACCAGACCAGCAACTGCTTCGATCAAACGAGCAGGGCCACCACCAAAGTCAGGCAATGCCGTGACCTGAGCTACGTTACCACCATAACGCACTTCGATAAGGTTCATGTCAAGAACCAGACCTTTGTACGGAGTGGCAGTGTAGCTGCTTCCGCTGACCGTTCCAAGGAACGTGGTAGGATGCAAGCGCACCGTACCAAAGTCACCTTGGAATACATCCATGGACTGGATGTAGGTATCAGCAGCAGCATCACGCTGGAAGGTCTGCACCTTCGTTGCGCCTGCACCAGTTACACCCACGGTGCTCGTTGTGGTCAATGCTGTAGTGCCCAGCAAGCCCGTGAAGGCACGCTTCAAGTCAGTTCCGACAATACAGTCAAAAGACTTGTACTGACCAGTCTGATCGAAGATAGACTTCAGCAAACCCTGCACAGCCGTATCCGTGATTGTGGAAGCAGCAGCACTGGTTCCAACAATGGAAGCAGAAGGCGTGATGAACGAAGGAGTCTTGGAGCCAGAACCGATGTTCAGTCCAGTTCCAATGTTATCTCCGCCGATCCATGCCTGTGCGCCAGCCGTAAGGTAAGGAACGCCACCTGCACCCGTGTCCTGTTGACCAAGCTGATTGGAGGTGAAGGTCACTTCCATGTCACGCTTGAGGCCGATGATGGCTTTCGCCACGTTATCGGACAGCGAATCACGCACGCCAGCAACATCTGCCAAGTCCTGCGCGAGTTTGGAAACACGCACCTGACGACGGAAGATCTGCGCGTAGTTAGCGAGTTCCTTACGATAGCCATCAACGTAGTTGCTGTAGCTGGAAACATCCGTACCGTCAATGGTTCCACCGACAACTGGCTGTGGGTTTTGATCTGCCTGCCAACGGAAATACATATTTCCAGGCTTGCTGCCTTTGCGGGCCATAGAGGTGAAAGGCGTATCACGAGCGTCCACAAGGGCGATCATGTCAGCCAAGTCTTCGCGTTTACCGCGACCAGAGAGCGTAGGTTCAGTTAAAAGAGCCATAAGAATGAATTGAGTTGAGAGGGCTACACAAGCCCCATTGCTTTGACCAAATCTGTCAATCCGCCTTTGTCAGAAGTATTCTTAGCGAAGTTCTGACGCGCTTTTAAAAGATCCGATTGAGTACTAGGTGCTGGAGTCGCACGAACGCTTGGTTGCGCTGGAGCGCGTTTAATTGGAGTAGGTACATTGGATTTCTTCTTTGTTTGCATTTCGGCATATGCCTTAGCACCCAAAACAACCAATCCAGCAACATGCTTCCAATCTGCTCTTCGCTTCTTTAGTTCTGGAAACTCACGCAAAACCTGTTGAGCAACTTGATACTCTTCAGTTTCTGGCTTGTTCCACCAAGGAAAGTTCTGTGCAATTTCGGGTTCTGCGGCAGCTACCTGCTGCAAGAACCGCATACGTTGCGGCAATTCAATTTCCTTGCGCTTCATTGCTACCTTCTTCATAGCGCGAACTTCACTTGAGGTAAGCTCTTGCTCTTCACCGTTAGGTAAAGGAATTACTCCACCATCAATATTGTCTTCGCACCACATCAGAACTTCCAAAGCTTTGCTGTATTCTTCTTCTACACGTTGAACGGTATCCAAAGATTCAACAAACTGTGAAATGTCTTGTTGCCTTACTGGCGTTGCATTCTTTGCGGAATCCAACTCTGCCTGTAATTTAACAAGAGTAGCTTTTTGAGCGTCTAATTCAGCTTGAGCGGCTTTCTTCGCAGCAACCAACTTGTTGATACGCTTCTGCACGCCTTTACTCAAAGATCCTTCATCAGCTTCAGGCTGATCGGTGACTTCTTCAGAATGATCGACATCCTCTTCAGAGGTATCGGTTTCTTCAGTAGTCTCCTGTTGCTCCACTGGAGCGGGAGCAGACTGCTCCTCCTCGTTAAGGAAGCCATCAAGCAGGCTTGTTAGGCTTGCGTGATCTAAACCGAGTTTTGGTGCAACGGAATTATCTGCCTCCTGACCCGTAGAATCAGGCTGTGTAGTTTCATCATTCATGGAGTTCAGGTTCCAAGATCCTTTATAACTAAAATCAATCCAGTAACGCTGGAAAGCCCGTTAGTGGCTTTATGCCAAATCTTCTTCAGAAGTCAACCCATTTAATACCCTGGCTTCTTTTCTTAATGAAATAAGTAACGAATAAATCATGTTTACACCATCAGCTTGACCACAAGCATGTACTCGATCTTCGCCTTTAACTTCAGAGCTAATTGCATGCATCCAAAGTTGTTCTTGAGTTTCTTGAATAGCCTTAAGCACTTCGCTCCACAGTAGACTTTTTCCAGAAAATCCGAATGCAGTATTTTGGTTGTCGGTCATTAAGATTGGTAGTTTGTGTAGTCTTGATTACTTACAAGGGCAGGAATAAGCTGTGCGCTTTTTTCTAAAAGATCTGGATTGCCTTGAATTTTTGGTTCAAATCCCTTAAGCCAACTTTTGCTATTTTTCCAAGATTCAAGCTTGTTGTAATAATCCTTCACCAATTTAGCATTGTTAATTTGAGGTCGAAGCGTGCGTCGAGCTTCCTCTGAAAAGCTAGAAATTGCCTTTTCTATGTCAGGTGATTGTGAGAGATTAAAAATAAATGACTTAAATTCATCAGGAGAATCAAATCTTTTTCCTGTCATTGAATACTGCTCTCTTTGCACTTTACTAAGTCCCGTCACAAGATGATTTTCTTGCGTCATGTATCCCAAATCTCGCATTGCTGAAAGTTCACTATTATCAATTGTAACAGGAGGTTTTGCTGCAAATGTAATTTGTTTATCTGGAATATGCCCAGCCTCATGTTCTGCTGTATCTCTATAAGAGTTTGACATATTTGATCTTAAATAATCTTTAACAGCATCTATGTTTCCATAATTATTTTTAAGTAATGATTGCGGAGACATGCTTAACGTCACCGAGGCATCTTCTACTGGATTTGGAAGTGACAAAAAATCTTTGGTTGCATTGTAGTGCGCTTGCAATGGAGCTGTAATTACTGGAACTTGTTTTACAAAATCCTGATAATAAGAAGGATCAATTGTTACGCGAGGACTGTTAGATTCAGACAACTGCTTTGCGTATTCTTGTGCTGCTAAATACTGATTTTGTAATTCACTTCCATAATATGGAGCAACAGTATCGTATGCTGAAAATTTTAAATTTGTTGGAAATGAAGGTGGATTTTCTGCTACCTTTTCAAGATTGTCGTATTGGCGCGCATATTTTAAAAAATCTTCATACCCTTTTTGCCTGCGTTGCTCCTCAAGCCTTGCCTGCATTTCAGCAGCCCTTTGCTTAAGTGCTTCCTCAGCGGCCTTGACTCCCCAATCTTGAGGAATAGGCTTTGATTTGGGTTCTTTTGCCATAACTATTGTCCAGGTTGTTGCTGCATTGGGTTAACGCCAATTCTGCCAATTTGTGCGTTCTGTTGCTGCATAATCGACATTTGCAAGCTCTTGACGTAGTTCTGGAACAACTGCTGGAAGTTTTGATCACTCTGCAAAGCTTGCTGTGCTTTGGGATTCTGTTGCAAAATCTGTTGTGAGTACTGCAACTTGATTTGAGCGGCAGGATCGTTCTCTTGATATAGAGCCTCATTGCCTAACAGCATGTTTCCAATGTCGTTCTGCACGTCCTTGTACATCTTCTGTGATGCTTGTGCTTGATTCATCACAAGTTCTTGGGCCATCTCGGGCGCAATTGCTTGAATCATCATCTCAGTAAGACGGTTGCGATTAAGCACGCCACCAGCATCCATTTGTGCAATTTGACTTAGGAACTGAATTTTCTGAGCAACATACTCTTTATCCATGTTCATCACATCAAACCTGACATTAATGTCAAATTCATCGTGAATGGCAGAAATGTTTTGCGGCAACTGTGATCCAGTAATTTTATAAATCTCGTCTGGAGACATGTACTGGCAACACAACGAGAACATCTGTCTAAACACTGCTCTCCATGCTGTAAGCCACGAATTAACCAACGATTGCTGGGCAAGTTGTGTCTTAATTGGTGGCACTGCCAAGTTAGCTGTACCAAAATAAGCCGCATGATTCGCTTCAACCCGATTAATCAGGTTAAACGCCACGGTAGGCTCGCGGGCAGGTGGCTCCATAAACGTATAATCGTTCATGTTAGTTACAGGCAAACTAACGCCTGGGCCAACCTTGTTAATTGATCCTATTCTTTTGACGACCTTGATGGGTGGAAGTGTCGAAAAGGCTGTGTGATCTCGGATCGAGTCATGCTGCGCCTTAATCTCATCTTGATCAGTGCTGGAAAGCTCAGGAATACCACGGGTATCCACAATAGCGCGTCTAAGTTGCTCGCGGCGAAACTCAACAAAGGGATACTCTCCATGGGCATAATCAAGTCGTTCATGTTTTGCCCAAGATGCAGTGTCTTCTTTGCGATTTGATGCTGCTTGCGGACAAATTACAGTATAAAAGATAGCTGGAGCATTGCCATCAATCTGCTTGGTATAGCAATAAACAACTTCAACCATGTTATTATAGTTGATGCCATTATAAACCAACATTGTCGTAGTTGGTAGCAGGTTGATGTTGTAAAATGTGCTACTCTTACCGAGCTGTTGAAGAGCACGTTCAACCCAATCTGGATTCCAGCCTTCAGTCGTGATTTTTTCACGCAATTCAACCTCGGACATCCATGTCCTACGAAAGATAACACGCGCACGCTGAAGGTCAGCTACTTCTGGAGGAAAAATAATCTCGTCCCATGGCTTTAAGGCAACAATTTCAGGAAGGTTGCGACTGACGTACTCCTGATCATAAGAAGTATTGCCAGTCGCACCCAATTCCTTAACCATTCTCTTAGCCTCGGACATACCGAGGTCAGGAATAGCAGCATCTAAAATCGCAGCGGCCTCTTCAGGCGCGTTCATTATTAACTGTGGCAACTCCATCAGTGTCTGGCTACCAGTCTGCTGGGCCATTTGCATAATTTCTTCCAAGCTAATAGGCTGTGTGCGCTTGGAGATATGCTGTTGCCAACCTACAAAGAAAGCACTCCAGCCATACTGCATGGCATATTGAGCGCCTAACTCAGCCTCTTTACGCAGTTGTTGAGGCATTTTAGCATCACGAACCCAACGCAATAGTGTAGTTGCTACACTTGACACTACAGCATCATTTAACTCGTTTGGATTAGCGCGTATATCGGCCTTTTCAAACGCAGAAACAAGTAAGTTGGTAAGTTCGTTACAGCTTGAGTCAATTAAACGGTTACGAACATCAGAAGCACCTTCAAAAGGCCAAGCTGGGCTACCTTCTGGACGGTTTTCGCTATGCTTTTTCCCGTCATCCGTTTGTCCGGGCCACCGAGAAAAGCGGATATTATCAAACTTAGTTACCAAATTTCCCTGACTGGAATTTACCATTGCGCGATTATATTCATCAAGCAAATCGCCTACATGCGGGATAACAGAGGCAATGGCTAAAGGATCAGTCTTTGAATTTGGCATATACTAATAAGTTCCACACTTAGCGGCATTCTGCCACTGTTTTTTCCACTTGTCACTATCTGTGTGTTTGGGTTGCATTACCACTAAATACCCCAAGGCATCAATAGGATCTTTTGTAGCACCTTTTTGCCCATCTGCACCTGTCCATTCTCTCAGCGAGTATATCAAATTTTGACAATCAGCATGCACCATTAACCGTGGATGATTTGTTGCTGCATCAAGTGGCTTCTCTCGATCATAACACAAAAGATCATTAATTATAAGCACACGTTCATCAACTGTAACCGCTACACTTGGTATGAAGTCTAAAGGATCAGTAGCATCAGCAAGTAAGTCTAACAATGTTAAACCACCTTCTTTGCTGACAGTTTCCGAGCCTGCGCTTCTAGGGTCAATATATCGCTCGGCAATTTCTTCCCGTTTGTCAGCGTGAGTCTCAAGATCCCAGATCAACTCGGTATATTCATTCACTCCACGGCCAGCTCCTTGTCGTTGTGCGGGGCCAGGTTTACCATCAGCTTTCTCGCTAGGCACAGCCCATTCACCGTAACTAGCATCGGGAAACTCACGATACACCCAAATTATACCATGCTCATCTACTCGCGCCCAAAGCATGAACCAGTTTCGTGCGCCCGCTGGATCTGCTACCATGTAGTTTGTTCCAGATACTACTAGCGTACTGATAGGCTCATGGAAAATGTTTACGTCACCAAAGAGCGGAAATTGACTGCCAGCAGTTTGCTCTGCCCAACCATAAGCACGAATCTTAATGTCATGGGTACTTCTGGTCTTGAGCGTTTGCTTCATGCGCTCCCAGTTGTTGTAGGGATTTAACTTTGAATGAAACCAGATACAGCCATGCTTACCATACACACTCTCGGCAGTGTACGGCATGTTGCCAGCAGGTACACCGATCACGTTGTTGTTTGGTAACAACTCGGATTCTTTCCATGTCTTAATCTTGCTGGTCGAGATGAACTCTTTAACAACTTGCGTATATCCAAGAATCGGCGTGAAAGTCACGATAAGCTTACCGTTGCGCGTTACTAGTCGATATCGCAGCGTCTCTAGCCAGTCTGCTGGTACCAACTCGTCACACCAGACAAAGTCTACTTCACCACCTTCCACAACCTTGATGTCCTGACTGTAGTTAAGGAACCATATCTGGTTGCCATTATAAACCGCCGTGTTGTCCGAGAAGCCGTTCTTCTGCGTCCAACTTACCTGCGTATGTCTGCTGCGCTTGGCTTCCTTTAATTCTTGAGGAAGGTATTTATGAAATACGTTCTGCTGCATACTCACACTTGTCATGTGAGTGGTATGCAAGCACCAGATGTTGATGCCACGCTTACCAGTCTTTTCCCGAACCCAAGCTGGCATATTCCCAGAAAGATCGGTTCCCACAAACGCCTGGGCAATCCTTTTAGCCGCATACTCAGTCTTACCAGCTCGATTGCCACCAAGAATAAGCAGTTCATTCTGACGGTCTAACAAACCATCCGCATCAGGCCAGGCCGTCAATTCCGTTCCATACCTATACGGATCAGTAACTTCTGCACGAATACGTTGTTCACGCAGTAGGAACAGGCGCATCGTCTCCTCTGGCCCCACGTTTTTTATCATCTGCAATCGCTGCTCCTCATCTGGAGAAGGCATAAGTGGATGATCCTGAAGAGGAAACCCAAGTATCTTTTGTAGCAATTTTTCTTCCGAAACCATTGACATATTTACCCCAATCTAGTACCTTTCCCTTGCAGGTCAATTAATAGATCTGCCGCGTACCCACTGAACAACCTGAAACACGGACTCACTGGTGAAGACATGGTTCCAGCTATTCCTCTTGAGCTGGATTAAAAGTTGTGGGTGTCGAAGAACTCACAAGTGCTACACAGTCGTCCGCGATAGAGACAATGCTAGGCTCAACGGGTAGCCATGGGCAAAGACTGTGATTGCGAAACGAGAACGACAACTTATACGAATCGTTATGGTTTTAAAAGTATAGTATTCCCCCAAGATAGGCAGTAATGCTGAGTCTTGGGGGTACTATGCTCACTCGAAGTCTTCCTTACCGAATTGATAGGTTTTAGTATTAGTGAACAGTACGCTTCGTACTGTGAGAGCGGAGCGAAGCGTAGCGGGTGAGCGATAGCGAACAACTTAAGTATCTGCGAGCAGCAGATGCTTACTCTGGCTACAGTAGCCAGTATAGCTACTAGATGCAGCAAAGCTGCACCCACTTAGCCAGGGAGATTAAAAGTATAATGACATATACTTTCAATTGCTTGTTATGATTGAAACATAACTTTAAGTTAAACCCGTTTTAAATATAATTCACCGTTTTTAACGCGAATCACTTGGTTTACTCTCATGTTAGAGCCTTTTAAGCCAACAAAGACGCGGCCCTTATCTGTTTCGACCCACTTAAAGTTGGCGTGTATCTTCTTAATTTTACACAACTCTACCTGGCAATGCTCGGGAAACAAGCCATCCAAGGCTGTTGTTTTAGGCGTGTCTAGCGTCATTATAGGCCATTCCTGAGCCGTTTCCTCTGTGGCAGCAGTAGCCACACTGACAGGTTGAGCGTCTTGTTTATATTCAACCTTGCTTGGATCAATCACACTTACTCCAAGTATATCGCACCTAAACATGTTTTTAAACGTCTTGAAGCACTTGCGCTCGACATAATCAACGCCCTTAACATAGTTGCTCAAATCATACGCAGCACCGTCACGCAACTTAACAGCACTCTCGTTAACATTGTATTTCATACGTACACGTATTAAAGTCAGACGAATCCATATTGAGACTCAATTTGGAGAAAATAGCGCCCAATCTACACAGTAAATTGGCCCTGTAGCCACCTATTCTCGCTAGCTCAACCAAAGATAACGATTTCAGTGACCCACAGAGGAGCAATATGCTCGCGCTACTCGCTTTTCACATCCCGCTCACATCTGTAGCAACATGTGCCACAGTAGTCAAGTGGCAGCAGTAGTCAAGTGGCAGCAGCAGCCAAGGTAGCAACACGAAGAGCAGCGGCCAGTTGCGCGAAAAATTTTCAGGTGAGGGGATGCGTCAGCCTTCTCTCTGTAAGCTCGGCTTCGACTCCCGCCCCCCGTCTATATAGAATGGCACATTTTTCCCGTTCATTCCACATTACATGTGTTGTATTGAGTTATGGAACGGTAAAAGCGGCATGGTTTGCCTGGTTTGAGGGTGTTTTGGGGGCGCAATCGGAGTGCCTGGTGTGGTTAATTTGTCGCCTCGCTCCGCATCACGCATCCAACTTACACCTCACCACCATTGCCACATCTGCCAGCCTCGCCATCACGGCAACAAAAAGCCCGCTCAGATTGCTCCGAGTGGGCCTTGCCTTGCCTTGCCTTGCCTAATCTATCCAACTAAGCGCCACGATCACCACAAGCGCACTAATGCCGCACCCTAAGATTGCCAATGTCAGGGGGATGATGATCATGCCTTAAACCTCGCCAATTTACGCGGACACGGTCTCGCCTCGCTTGTCCGCCTGCGTAACCACACTGGCACCCACCACATTAGCATGCCACTAATGCCACACGCCAGGATGATGCATTTGAGCAGGTCTCGCGCATTAGCGAGCTCCTGAAAATCGATGTTAGTTATAGTGTCCATGTTTAACGATAGATTGAGAGTTGACGTAGGGCGTTGTTAAAAGCAGCACGCTGAGAAACGCCAATATCTGAAAAGAATTTTCGCATGCGAATTCCAGACGGATTTGTAAAGGTGAGTCTGAACGAAGTCTGCCTTCCATAAGCATGGAAAACGTCACGCTTTGAGTAGCGTAAAGATTTAAGATGAAGAGTAAATGTAAAGGATTTTTGCCCCTCGTGATATGTGTAGGTTTTCATGCTTTTAGCGATAGATTAGTGCCAAAAGTAGGAGACGACAGGTACATCCTTTGACCAACATGCGCGACAGTTAGCGCATTTGTTGCCCTGGTCTTTACTAGGGCAGGGGTGGCCAATAGGAGCAGCATGATCCGTCACAGTACTACAGGGGAGCTGCCCTATTGCATCTTTATTGGGGGGCAACTTGTCTCGCATATAAGCCGAGATGCGGACGGTTAAATTAGGCGGAAAATCGCCGTGTATTTTAAGCCATTGAGAAACAATGATAATTTCCTTGGTCGGCAACCAAAAACTCGTTGAGGGGCAGGCAATTGCAACATTTACGATAGCGTCCAGCATTGCAGGGGACTGCAAATCCCCTGAATCAAACCAACGAAAAAAGCTTAACCCTTTACGCTTAATGAGTTGAGCCATATTGCACGCCCATATCGCAGGGTCGGCTAAAAACGTAGCAAGTCTCCGCTCAAGAGCGTCTTGCACGTTTTTAAATGCATACATGCCTTTGAGTGCATAGCAACCTTCACAGATTGTGCCTTTATGTTGCGCTAGTTTACTCCCTACTTTGCAATGCCTT